ATATTTCCAAAGATAACCATCTCCACTATCACCTGCAGTTCTTGGTTCTAAATCAGTGAAAGTTGGTTGATCTAGTGAAGGTCTTCCAGTTGGATTTTCTGGATCAGTTCCATTTTGAAGACAAATATAAACTCTATAATCTTCGTTTACAACATAATAGTTTGCAAAATATAAACTTGTAGCACCCGATGGTTTCGATGTATTTGTTCTACTTATGTCATGACGATACATATCATAAGTTGTACCTGATGACCAAGTAACTTTTTTTACTACTTGACGAACATCACTTGTAGAAATTTTCTTCAATGCAATCATGGTGTCCCAATAATCATTCTCCTGTTCAAAACTATCTTTAGGGGCAGGAGGTGTTGTATCCCATGACGAAGAATAGTCGGTTGCGTTAGGAAGACCTACAAAAAAATAATAAGAATTTGCAGAAGAAGTCGCCGCAGAAACAAAATTCTTTGCGTTTAGTATTCTTAATTGATCAGTTATAATTGCAGACATTTTGCAGTTTTTTATCTATTTATTAGTTATAATTTAAGTATCTAAGTGGATTGAATCTTTCGACAATTGGAGATGTAGAAATTCCTAAAATTCCATTGTTATATGCATTAAATGATTTTCCATTTACTCTAGTGGGAGTTGAAATTCTTCCCCAACTGTATTCACCAAAGAAATTGCTATAACCGGTTCCAACTAATCCATTATAGTTTCTAACACTAACAGTTACTTTTGCAACATAAGTAACTCCAAATCCAATTACACTTGTTTGTGCAATTGAAACTGCAGTAACCTCATAGATATTATCCAAGAAAGAGGAACCAATACTAACGATAGACCCATCTTGTCTAAGAGAAGTTACTCCAGAACCGATATTGGTGTTATAAACAACAAAATAATATCCAGTTTGAATTCCACTAACAGTTATAGCAGAACCAACGATAGATGCATCTCTCAAGAATGAATCTGATGGTATTACTAAATCAAACACAATTCCGGTAGATGCAACTCCAACGGAAGTTGTTGAAATTCCTGAAATAATTCCAAAGTCTCCTGAGTATTGAACTGGAGATATCTCTTCAATAAAATATGAAACATCTGGTTCTTCAATTAACACTACGGGTGGATTTGATGTTGTATATCCAGTTCCTGATGAAGTTACAGTGATTGACGTAACAATTCCAGATGTGATTAGCGAAGTCGCTTCAGATCTTTGAGTTATTCCCAATCCAACTGGATTTGCTATTGAAACAGATGGTGCAAATGTGTATCCAATTCCTCCATTAGTTACAGATATTGCGCTAATTGTTCCTGCAATAGAAACTATTGCAGTTGCAGAAGCTCCAACCAAATTATCTTGAGATATAATTTTAATTGCATTTTGTTCACTAAAATTTTCTTTTAAACTATCGAAGAAGGTCTTAACGCTTTCAACAAATATGACTGTTGATCCCGTTCCAACGGATTGAATTATTCTAGTATTTGGATAAATTAATGGTTCGTATAAAATTCTATCTTTGGAAACTGGATATCCATTTATAAACTTGTCTTCAGTTTGCCTGCACCAAATTATAGGTCTTTCATAGTTTTCATTCAAAGAAATTCCCGGTCCAGGATAAACATTGGTATCAATATTGTCTGAGGAGTTAATTCCAAATACAACTCTCTCATCTTCTTTAAATGTGATATTATCATCATTCAATCTAACTTCATCCCCAACTTTTATTGTCTCTAGAATATCAACATCCAAAACATCAACAAAAGAAGTTCCTTGGTAAAAAAGAATTTTTGAAGTGTCTCCAACTTTTGGTGGTTCAGTAAAAGTAATAAAACTTCCACCATTAAAAATATATCCTTTTCCGGGAACTTGTAAAATATCATTAATGAATACCAGTAAAGTAGCATCAATGTCTATTGGAGATCCAGTTTTTGCCCTTATAGTTTTTTGATTTCCATTTACTTTAATTGGGAAAGAAACTTTAATTCCATCAAATAAGGAATCTAATGGATCAATAACTAAAAGATTACCTAAAGACCATCCAGCAAAACTATCCGAATAAGTTCTATTAATAGTGATTTGGAACTCTTTATAGGTTAGTGCTGTGTTAGTTGGAATTCCAACTGTTCCACCGACACCTATTGTTAGAATTTCACCTTGACCATAACCATATCCAAGATTTGTAATTTCAAAATCAATTATGCTAGATCCTTGTCCAACTATAACATTAACTTTTGCACCTGTACCTAGACCAGCAGTAGATGAAGAACTATAAACTAATGGAATATCTGAATATGATAGTGGAGCATCAAAAACAACGATAGGTGGATTTGACGATGTATAACCAGTGCCTGGATTTGTAATTGCAACACTAACAATATGTCCGCTACTTATTGCAGCAGTTCCTATAAACTCAATATTTGGTGTTCCAGTACTAGAAGTTATAACACCCACATTTACTAAAGTTTGAATACCAGATCTATATCCAGAACCACTATTACCAATACTAATTGATGAAATGGTTCCTAGACCAGAAACCACAGCCGTCCCTGCTGCAGACACTAAAGGTTGATATCCAAACCCTTTCGTTGATCCAACGGAAACAATAATTCCACCCAAAGGAACATTTGCGGTGTTTATATCATATGAAGTTGAAGATATAGATCCAGTAAATTGAATACTAGTTATACCAACATTTTCTAACAAATCATAATCTCCAACAGCATTTCCACCACCAAGAGTATTCTTAGGTGCCTGGAATATTTGATTAACAAGAATTATTGCATTATCTGTCGAGAATCCAGTTACATTTATACCACCAGACTTTAAAGTAAATGATGTCGAATAACCAGTAAATTGTGAAGAAATATCATCAAGTACATAATTATTATAATATGGTTCGTTCACTGTGTTTGGAACACCGGATCTCATGAAAGATCTTCCACTAAAAGTGGAATGAGTTGTTATTCCGGTATAGTCAATTTTGTCTGGACTATTAGTTGTTGTTCCTATTGGAGTTGGACCATATGGTGCAGTAATAAAGTTAATTTTATTATTGACAATATTATAGTCTCCTTTAATTTTTGTGACTAATGCGCCGTTAGAATGTGAAGAAATTTCGGTGCCCATCCAAGGTCTCTGTACTAAGAGAGTGTTAGTACTTCCAAATCCAACTGCATTTATTCTCATAATTTCATCATCAATCTTTATTAAATCGCCTCCAAAAAATGATGTTATACCAGAAACAACGATTGTGTCATCAGTTATAAGTGATTTTTGGGATAATGCAGTAGTAACTGAAGTAGAAACAATAGGAGATTGAATTACATTATCAATACTAACAAGAACTCTTGAATTTTGTTTCTTTGAAGTAAATGTATGCAAAGTTCCAATACCAACGGAAGACAATACAATAGGAACGGGAACTACTTTCAGTGCGTTTTCGACGGAGGATGCAAGTCTTATAGAAATATCATTTACTTTAATTGCATAAACTGTACTTGGAAGTTTATCGGTAGTTCCAATACCTGCAATGGTTGTAGTGCCAATTCCAATCGCTTGCGTAGTTCCGGTTTTATCATAACTATAAATCAATTCTTCGCCAGTTACAAAATAATGATTTGGAATTTTAATTAAATTATTGGTCAAATCAACAATTGTTGATGCACTACCAACAAAATTTCTTTCAAAAATAGGTAATTGTTTATGAGTAAGATCAAAAGAACGTTTAATATCGATTTCTGTTGCGGTATAATCTCCATATCCAGAATTTATTGATGTATTATTGAGATCAATTAAAATATTAGGGTCATCTGTGTTAACTAAACGCAATGCATTCTGAAAAACTCTTACTTGAACATTTGCGTTAGATATTGGTGTAAATGTAAGTTTAGTTTTGCCTCCAGAAATAAAACAATCAAAACTTCCCAGATTCGAACCAGTTTGAACAACTCCAAATTCTGTTAATGATGGGATTGCTCCATCATCAGCCACTATAACTTCTGAAATTTGGTATTGATTGTTGGTTGTATCTTCAATACTTATCACATAATATGCACAAGAATAATCACTCGAATATTCTGATATTATGTTTGCTACTGGAGAAGTACTTGATGCAATAGATGTTATTCTAGAATCGAGAATTGCTGTATTTAATGTGGATGTTGATACTCCGGTTGAAGAAGTATTTGCTATTGAAATTCTAATAGTGTTTACATTGTATGTAACTCCCAACCCAACGTTTGGAATAAGATCAATATTCAAGTTTGAACCAGACAAATATGCATTATAAGTTCCAAGTCCAGCGGAACTGGTTGGAAGTAAAGTATTTGTATTTAATTGACCGTATTCTAACAATTCAACATTTGTTCCATCATGTATGACAGTTAGTTCGTCATACTCATAGTAAGAACCATCAACAGCACCATATTGAACAAGAAGTTTTGAAGATCTATATGTAGAGGCAATGCCTACGATAGTTATTGACGAACTCGTTCCTGAGGGTAATGTCGTACTGCTACTAGAAACCCTCACTGTATCTCCAAAATTAGTCGATCCAATACCTACAATAGTATCTTCAATATTATAGGCTACATGACTTAAATTATAATCATTTATCGCATATTTTGTTGGATAGAAGAAAAGTTGTCCTTCTTCTCCAACGATATTGAAATCAAAAGAACCCAAGTCTAGTACAGTTTCAACTCTTCCATATTGATTTAAGAAACCAACACTATTATTATGCAGAAGAGTAACTAGGGTTATTTGTCTTTCTCTAGTAAATCTTTTATCAATTGTGTATATTATATACTTTTTACTTCTAGCAGAATCTAAAGTAAATAAATCAATAGAACTAAATTGTTCCGGTCTAGGATTACTATTAAATTGTTGACTTATATCATCAATCACCAGAACACGATTTCCAATAGATTCTATATAATCTTGAATAGTTCTGGATTTAAATACAATTTCGTCGGAGTAAATATCTGAATTTATATTGAGAGTTCTTTCTCTAACCAAATCAAAGTCATTAACACAATTAAGATCGATAGTTGAAATAAAATCAGAAATTCCAATAAAATCTCCAAGATCTTGTTCTGTAGATATTCCAATATTATTCAAATCTCTAGACTCTACAATTAAATCGCCAAACTTCTTAAATCCTGCAGCATGGTTTAAAGAACTTACTGCATTATTCCAATCTTCATATTGAACTTTAGACTTTAATGAGTATGACAAGTATTGATAATAGTCATTATCATGCAATCTTTGGAGATTATTGTTTAAGAATCCAGTTTCATTTAACCAACCTTTTTTGACTATTGATGATGAATCTGTTGAGTAGTTAGAATTTACATTAAAGATGTAAACTATTTTGGCATTAGTATTTGATGTGGATCCTATGATAGTTTCGCCAATATTAAAACTCTTAATTGAAGAAATTTTTAAATACCCATTCCTATTATCCCAAGAATTGACAATTCCGGACGCGGAGTTTGAAGTTACTTTTTCATTTTTTAAGAAATTATTTGCAACTATTGATACATCAAACACTGGGAAGTGTTTTGTTGGAATTACTCTTCCTACAGAATTTACTGGATCATAAGAACCAGCAATTTCTCCATCTTGTAAATAATTTGAAAGATTATATGTTATTGTAGCGTTTGATCCGCCAATATTGGGATTTCTTTGAGTGAGAGTAAAGAATGAATAATTATAATTTGATGAATTATAACCCCTAGCAGTAGTAGCAATCCCAACACTAATATTTTCCACTAAAATAGAATCTCCAATTTCAAATGGAAAATCATTAAGAGAACTAAAACTTACTCCTAAAGAAACTGTCACATCTTTTGTTGAATTATTAAATGATACAGAAGAAACTGGTATACCATTTGAGTTATTAATGGGAATTATAACAGGAGTTGTATTGTTTAGTAACTCTGTATTTTTTAATATGCTTACTTCCGTATCCCCAAGATCATAACGCAAATCAACATCGGTTATTATTTGATTTGATTTTCCATCTAAAACTATTAAGTTTGGTGCAGTCAAATAATTAACACCTACAGATGCGATTCCTATTCTTTCAAATGAGTAAAATGGTTCTACTCTTAAAATTTGTGGAATTTGAGTTTGTGGTCTTAAAGTTTTATCTGACGAATAATCAAAACCAATATCTTGAATATTAGTTTTTAATATTTTACCAATTGAACTACTTTCGGGTATAAGAATTGCTCCATTACCATAAATTGAAGAGACAGAAGAAATACCGGGAAGTCTTCTATATCCCCTACCACCAGAATTTACATTTATATTTGAGATTGCCCCATAGGCGGAGTTTGAATTTGTTGAATATTTAAGAATTCCATTATTTTTGGTATATAATGACTCACTTGGACTCTCAGTTAAATTAAAAGTAAATGTAGTTGATCCAATTCCAGTTACTAAATGCTTTTTGTTTAAGATGTTATCAACAACAACTAAAGTATTATTATCTTTTATGTTTTCATTATCTACAGATATTTGTTTTTTAACATCAGAATTTAGATCTAAGTTTACTGGTTTTAAATTGTAATATAATGTTTTTGGTAAAAAGTCAGTTACCTTTAAAGTTAAACGAGCATTTGTACTAATTCCTATGATTCCGCTCTTGGTCACTTCAAATATGTTGTTGGAAGAACTAGAATAGAACTCATTCTTATAATTTGTATCAGAGTAGATATTGAAATCAAAAGCAGAATATAAAACTGAATTATTAGAAAATGACAATGAAGAATGAGAAAGATCAAATACAACTGTATTATTCCTTTCTATTGCAAGTGGTGGATTTATCTTTGAAATAGTGCCAGATGAAGCACTTGTAATATCAATTACAATAGGATTGAGTTTAAGTGCGTCTGAAATGGTAGAACACAATTTGAATTGATTATTACCAATCACATAAACATAATATATTTTATTAGATTCCAATCCACCGGAGGGTAATGTGGATGTATGTAGTACTTTTTGTCCTGTTACTAAACCATGATTTTGGATAGTAATCGTGTTGTTTGAAATATTAACGTCACCTGAAAGGAAACTTCTTGGATTAACAATTAATTTTCTATGATAGTCATTATATTGTACAAAAACTGTTGTTGTAATCCCTGGAAGAACTTCCATGAATACGTTATCATATAAATTCAATCCATGAGTAGAAGCTGTAGAAACTGTTGCATAGTTCTTATTTACAATTCCTCTTAAAATATTTTCTGGATTTGTTTTGAAACTATGATTATTTCCAGTTCCAATGCCAGTAAAATAAAGAGTATTTACATGTAAACTACTATTAATGCCCACAAAACTTCCATTGGTTCCTAAACCAACTTTAGATGTTGATATTCCAATCAAATCATTTGATATCTTCGCTACATAAACAACCTGGGAATTTACTAAACTGAAATTTGTGACACCATCAGTAGAAATCGCAATTGAACCACCTCCGTTTGTATTGTAAATTAATTCATCTCCGGTGTTTAAATTGTGTCCGGGAATATAGAGTGATTTTGTTGGAATAAAAATCTGGGTTATTCCTACTCCAGGGTTTGAAAAACTTAAAGTATAACCAATACCAACGCCACTTGTAGTTCCAATTCCAATAGTTTCACTGGGGTCGAAGTAAAATTGTTTAGTAACATTATATTGAAAAGGAGTATTAATCAATCCAGAACTGAAATAAAACTTTCTTGGATCTTCTATTAGTAATGATGATGCCGTATGAGAAGATCCTACAGTTCCTTCATACTCCCTCAAAACTCTTATTCTCGAAGATTCTGGGTCTACGTTTAAAACTTTAATTTTTTCGGAACCAATTTCCAATACATCATTTTCTCTGATAGTTGGATAGGATAATCTTCCATTTACATTAAAGTAAGTTATAATTCCTGTAGTTGAACTATCAGAAACATTATTTTTAAGAGTAAATGAATCGTTAAATACCTCGGCAACAAATAAAGATTGTAAATTAGTTCCTGTTGTGCTTAGTCCACTAACTGAGATAATATCATAATTTTTTAAATTATGTGGAGATGTTGAAAATCCTACAAAGTATTCATTAAGGTTAATTGGTATAAACTCCACATTAGAAATACTAGTACTAGCAATACTGATATCTAATATTTCTTCTCCAGAAATCAATGATACTATTGCGTCAGCTCCAATTCCTTCAGTTTCGGAATTATCAAATAATAATTGATCTCCAACTTGATAATTTGATCCTCCTGTTACAATTCCTACAGATTCTACTTTTCCGGAAGTTGTACTTGCAATTACCGTATTCTGAATTTGTATCTTATTCTGATCTATTGCAAAATCGTAATAAGAATTTTGATCCAATAAATTATATGGAGTAGTATTTCTAAGATAATTAGTGGAGTTCAAATCAATATCATTTTGATTTGAATATCTGTCAAAATTATAATTTATTGGTTTGGATTTAAATTTATTACCAATAAAGTATGGAAATACTGGTTTTCTGTAATTTTTAAATGGTGGTGATGATTCTAAAGATTCTGTATCTATTGATGTAAAATACGCATAAATTCCATTTGGAAATTCTGGAGTAACACAGAATCTACCATTAAACTCATCCAAGTCTCCGGAATTTTTATAAGAAAAATCATTTACAAAAAATCCATCTGGATAGATACTATTTCCAAATGAATCAACTGGATTTGGCCTATCTGTAGGAACAGACAGATCATATCCAGATTTCATTAATCTTACAGATCCTCCAGAGAGGGATGAATAACCATATGGTCCATAAATTGGATTTCCATCATACGCCCAACCAATTATTGGCGAATGCGTATCGGACAAAATTTCTCTACCATTTTCTAAAGTAAGATCGGGTGTATAAACAGTATTTCCATCTACAATTTTGGTTCCTAAAACCGATTGTCTCAATTTTCTTGGAGAATATAAATGAGAATACTGAAGTCCAAAAGATTGATTAGTTCCCTTTGTAATAACTCCATCATCATCAGTTATTTGATTATTTTGCAATAACCTCTCAAAAATATTAACAGTCCAAATTTTTGGAGTTGATGAAAACTGTGCATTTGAACCAGATGAAGTTACTGTGACTGAAGTATTTGCGGGAGAATATCCGGATCCACCTGCAACCACTTTAACTCCAGTTATTGTTCCACTAACAATCAGTGGAGTCAGAATAGCTCCTGATCCAGATCCTTCAACTGTTAATGTTGGTGGAGAATTATAACCAGATCCAGAGTTAAGCACCAATACTTCTATTATTCTTCCATTAGAAATAATTGCTTGAAGTTGAGCTCCAGATCCAGAATTTAATGTGAATGTGGGTTGTCTATTGTAATTTAAAATTTCGGAAGATCCATAACCAACTCCACCATCTTCTACAAATACAGAAGTGATTTCTCCCCTAAAAATTGGTTGAACTACTGCATTAAAATCTTGATCAGTTCTAGTAGAGACTCCAATCACTCCAGAAACTGTAACCTGAATTTCTGGATAATTGAAGGATTGAATTCCAGATCCTGTAGATTTTAAATCAATGTATTGGGAGTTTCTATAATAGAAATCTGACGCAGTAGATCCAACACCAACCTGAGATAACTTGAAGTTGTCATCATTTATTTTGGTAAGATAATAAGATCCTTGAGAAAGTCCCTCGATAGGTGATGTTCCCGGTGTGTAATAGACCAGTTCACCACTTCTATATCTGTGATTTCTTACTGTAATGGTATTTGAAGATGTATTGATTCCCGATGATGAAACGGTCACTTTTCTATTTTTGTATCCACTTCCAGAATTTTCGATAGAAATGGATCCTAGAATTTTTTTGGGGTTGGCGGATTTCACTATATGATTACCAACACCATAAGATGTTAGATTAATGACATTTACTTCAGATATTGCATCTAAAAAAGTTCTATGAAATTTGACCGTGAATGAATCCTGTACAGAAACATAATATGGCGAATCTGTGGAAAGTCCTCCAACAGAAGTTTGTCCATTTGTCTCATAGATAACCAACTCACCATCTCTGAATTTATGATACGTTGAAAAGGCTACAGTATTATTGGTTAAGTTTACAAGTCCAGCACTTTCGATAGAATTAAAAGACACCGAATGATTAACAGTAATCAGATTTGGTTTTGCTACTGCTTCCGTTCCATTTCCGCCAGTAATAGTAATGATTGGAGTTTCGACATAATCAAATCCACCGTCGATAATTTCTATTCTTTCTAGTTTTCCTTCAATTTCACAATATGCAGATACCCCAGATCCACTAATATCACTAACTTCAAGAACTGGTGGATTGATAACATCGTAGTTTGATCCACCAGAAGTTACATCTATTTCTTTTATAGATCCATAATATACAGAGTCACTAGATTTATAATTTAAAATCTCTACTCCGTTTACAAGAATCCCTGTTAATCCGGGAATAGTTTCGTGATCATTCTCATCATTTATTGGATCAGAAATTTTTCTAATTAATTTTTGAGGTTCTAACTTTTGATATGCAAAAGGAGTATATTCGAGGAGATTATTTGATACTGTGCCCGAAACAGATATGTAATTGCCGTTGTAAATATTAGATCTGCTTCTAGAGAGTTTTATAGTATTCTGATCAATAACCTTTACAAAATAAATTCCCTCAGAAATGTTCAGGGTATTTGTAGAACTTACTGGCCGATAAGTTACAGAATCACCAGTGTAGAACCCATGATTTGTAATAAAAATTTCTTCGCCACTAAAAGTTCCAGATAAAGTGACGGACCTATTGTTTATGTTTAGTGGTTGATCTAAGTAATTTGGTATAGATGGGGAAGCTACATATAAAGACTCTCCATCAGCATACAAGTTTTGAACATTAGTTGTATAAATGTTCAGTTCTGGATAGTTGTTAGAATTTACTCTTGATAATATTTTTTGTATAACATAATTTCTTTGCAAATCAAGTTGACCTTGACCTCTGATTACAAACGTATTTTGATTTAAAATAGAAATTACATTTGTTGTTTTTTCTGTACCATCAGTAAAAATTATTTTGGCAGAATCTCCTATTACAAAATTGTGCTTATCGTAAGTTTTTACAATATATGTAAAATTTGATATATTTTGTAAAGTTATTGATTGAACTTCATAGGAAGTTGCGATATTATAAAACCAATTATTTGAGACACTGGAAGTTAACCCAATTCCAAGAGTTTTAGTTTGTATTACGTCGCCACTTTCATAATAAAAAGTATTTGGAAATAAATCTAATTCAGAAAGAACACCCGTAACTCTTACTTTAACGACGTTATCTGTGCTTAATCCAGAATATCCATATGCATATGCATCTACTCTCAAATCTTGGGTGGAATCAATAGATCTATCTACACCAGAACATCCAAAAAATTGATTTAATGTTTTTGATTCATATGTAATTACTGATGAAGTCCCATCACTATAGTCTACAATTAATTTACCTGTGGTAGGAAATCCAACTGTAGAATCTACATCAAGGGTTGTAGAACCCGCAGATACAGATGTTATAAGTTTTGTTTTTGGATGTACTGAAAATCTTCCAAAGATAGAACCATCTACAGTTATATCCTTATCAAAATCATAATCTAAACTTATTACATAATAGTCTTTATTTCCTCTGACTATTCTTTGAACATCATTTATAGATCCACTTGCTCCAGGAAAAATATCAGTTTCATCTTGAAATAAAGTTCTATTTACTAAATCCTCCGGATTACCCTCAAGAGCTTCTACCACTAAATCTCTTGATACTCTATATTCGGCATAGGATGGAATAAAAAGATAATCTCTTGGTTTAATTACTTCAACATCTTCGCCATATAGAGCTCTAAAAAGAATTTCAAAAGACTGATCTGTACCTTTCGTTGAATAGAAATCTTTTGATTGTTTAACAAAAAGATTCTGATTTACTCCAGAGTGTAGTTCTCTATCCTCAAAACCAGGAGTTACTTGTACTTTTACTTTTTTGAAAAATTCTTTTAGGAAAAGTACGCTTAAATTATTAACTGTTGAACCGGAAGAATGTGTAGATATTCCAGATTGAGAAAAAACTAATTCATCTGGAGTATTTGATCCCCTATATGAAGTGATTCCACTAAAACCACGTATACATCCAGTAAAAGAGTTTGTTGTAATACCTGTGTATGTGATGATTTCCGAATCAATTTCGATAAGTCCATAGGACTGAGGAAATCCATAAGTAGAATTTACAACAATAGTATCATCAATAAAGTCAATGTTACTCTCTAAAGTTGTAGAGTCGTTTAAGTTAGCTAAACTATCAACTTTTACATATTGATCGATATTTTGTAAAATATCTAAAGTGGATCCCTGTCCCTCTAAAGAGAGGTAGTATTGGGATAAGAACTCTCCAACTAAGGGGAACTCTTCTTTTACAAACCCAGGAAGTTGGTTTGCAACAACTTTATTGATCTTGATTCTTGTATCTACCATTTCTTATAGTCTTACTAAGTTCCCGTTTGTATAACTTGAAGTAGTCATATATGTTGTTCCTGAAGGATCTGCTCCAGAAGAAACATCATCAGATAACATATTTAATATACTCTTATTAATATCTAGTTGCAAATATAAGTCTTGCAATCCAATTATATCATTGGACTTGGGAACAACTGCAATTTCTACAATTGATTGACCCTGAACACTTTTTGATGTTGAAATAATATTTACGCCATTTAATAGTATTTCTCCTTTTAAATAATCAATGGTTCCTACGGATCTTCTTACCACTGCTGGTTGAGTAGGAGAGTCTAACTTGAAAAAGAAAATTTCTCCAGTTTTTTCGTCTTGATTGGGTATATCTGAGATGTATAAAGTATCTGCAATTCCAGAAATTTTAAATCCTGAGGATTTTATGTTGTAACCATTTGTGTTCTTAATATGAAATTCATTTCCAAAACAAATCTCATAATTTGCAAATTGATTGAGACTTGCTCTCAGGTCTCTTCTAATTTGAATTTTGGTAATATTTGAAGTTATTGACTCATGGCTGTCATCAATAATTCCTTGATATCTACTGTATTTAAATCTAGCACCATATTTGTTCAACTCTATAGAATTTGCATAATTATTAATATTATTTGAAACAATTGTTTTTACAAAGTCTGAACTTGGAGTTAGATTCGTATTATAATATACAGTTGTATCAGGTTCAATGTATAGATATTTCAAATCTAGAATTTCAGGTACAATTCCTGCAACACTATATTTTCTTAACTTATTTTTTAAATTATCCTTTACTGAGTTTGGTACAAATGGCCCATAAAAAGGTTTGATTGTGATAAAAACTTTACCATATTGTGGGGGTGTTAAATCTTCTCCGCCAAATACTGAAACTGATTGAGTTTCTGGGTAAATTTTTGGAATCAATGCTTCATAATCTGCTGCAGTTACCGCTCTGTTGTATGATGAGTATATTCTTGGCGCATAATTTTTAATTGAATCAATAGATTCTATTTCCTTTCCACCTTGAGACGAAGAAATTGTTGTAATTAGGGATATACCACTCGAAACTAGATTATTGTTATTATCTACTATTCTTCCATTGAAAGTAAATGAAGAAATTCCATTTCCAGACTCTCCATTAGTAGAAATATAAGAGGCTTCAATAAAATTTTGGGATTGTAATTTTTCACCAAATACTCCATCACCAAAAATCAACTCATATCTTTGATCTTCTATTTCTTGAATAAAGAAAACTCTTGATGTTGAAATAACTTCAAATAAACTATCAGATAAAATGAATTTTCTTGAAGATGTGCTAGATTGAGTGTCTCTTACAGTTACCGAAATTGTAGAAGTATCTATATTTGCGTTTTCTAAGATATATCTTTGTGGAGGTGCTGGATTTTCTGATTGAACAGTAAAGTTTGATGTTAAAAAAGTGCCTTCATAGACTTCTACATTGTTAAATGATGCGATTCCATTAACAACTGGGACAGTTATATCTTGTGGTATTGCAAAAGTATAACTTTCATTACCAAAAGATGAAGATGATGTGCAAACCGTACCCTTTTTAATCGTTAAGGTAAGTGGATTTGTAGAGAATTCTGTAGTGTCTACAAAAAATGATATGATAGCTCTAGATGCAGTTCTCGATCTTGGAACGTATCCAATATTTCTCGCTAGTGAAACTACATTTTCTCTTAGTGTTGCACTATCAATAAAAACCTCATTGCTAACCATGTTAGCGTTATATGAGGAAATGTATGTATTATATGCAAGAACATCAATCAGCGTTGAAAGATTAGACCCTTCAAAGTCGTAGTCAGTAAAATTGGAGTTCGATCTGAGGTAGTCTCTAATCGAAGTTTTTATCTGATCAAAATCTAGATTTGTGAAGTTTACTAATGCCATTATCGTGTTGGCTGTAATGCGAATGATAATTGTTGTGGAAGAACATCAATTCCAATAATATAGTAATTAACTGTCACATTAAAATTGTTATTATCATAGTCAGGATCGACAATTACATCGATTAAGTCAACTCTGGGTTCATAATTGTTGATTGTATTCTCAATTTCATCTTTAATCACTGATGCTGATATATCATCAATATTCTCAAACAGAGAGCGACTTACTTTAGATCCCAAATTTTCATTAAAAAATCTTTCTCCGGGATATGTAAGTACTAGGTTGCGAATAGAACGAGCAATTGCAGTCTCATTTTTGATCGCAATGAGATCGTAGTTAATTGGATTAACTTGAAAAGACATACTAAGGTCTTTAAAACCTTTACTTACCCGTTCTACAGGCATAAAAAATGAATAAATCTATCTTATTTATCAGGGATTTTTGGATTCGTAAAGGGGTTCTGTACCATATTCCCAATCATCATAGTCTTCATCATTACGAATTTTTTCATGAATTTCATTCTGATGATAAAAATCGTGCTTCTTGGGAGTTAATTCGTCGTTTGCAATCTCGCGAAGCATTTTTTGCTTCTGAATTTGACTATCCCATCCATATTCACTA